GATTGCATCAATATTTTTGTCCATTTTTCATTACTCCTTAATCTTTATTACCAATTTTATTCTCCTCAAGAGAAATTCGTTCTTCGAGCCAGTAAAGGTACTGCTCCATAGCCTTTATCTGTTCTCCAAGCATCCTCATTCCGTCCGCACTAGAGCCGAAAGGAGGGTTTTCGACAGCTTTTTTTGCTTTCTTGATTTTCCCCTTAAGGTCATCTCTCTCAATCAGCATTCTTTTTACAAATTCCTGCATTGTAGTCCTCGTATTCATTTTCTGTTATTGGATTTTCTTCTGTATATTCACTACATTTGGTCCTTGCAGTATAAGTAAACAAATCCTCTGCCAGACAAAATCCGTAAGGTCTGTTTTCCTTATTTCCGCAATTTACCCATTTAATGCAGTTCTTGCACAAAATCTCATCCATGAAACGGATATTACTTTGAATAAAAGCATAGCTTAAATGTAGGACTTCTTTTTTGATTTGCCTCAGCTAAAACAAGAGTATTTTTCATCAATTATTCCTAGTAAAATTAAGCAATTCTTTTTTCGATGTTACTCTTTACTTGAGGTAACGATATGATTAACCCTGTATGTCAGAAATGTATTTATTTGTCTAAAGTTCAGACAGGATTTCATCCATGTCTCAGAATTCCTATCTTTCACAGGGATATGTTCTGTATAAATCCAGAGAATGCAATAAAGGATCACGTTTCAGGGAAAAAATACGCACCGTATTGTGAAGAAGTAAACCGTCATGGTGAATGCCTGGTTTATAAACCGGAAGGTCTTGAAAGTCCGGGAATCGTGTTTGATGATTTAAATAATATCGCGCGTATTTGCGGGACAAAGCCTTTCGTGGTCACTTATGATGACGGAGAACTGAACGCTGCTCTTCCTGAATCGGGAATATATGACGAGGAAACAAAACTGTATTCAGAGGAATTCAGTCTTCCTCATACCTGCAAGGTAAATGCTGCCTGTGTTGAAGACGGAGTTCTTTCTGACGCTGTAAGTCTTACTTGTGAAATTCCTGATATTCCTGTAATTGAGTTTGATAAGTCAACAAATACAGTTACAATTCATTCATATAATAAAATATATTACACGACAGACGGAAAGAATGTCACAGAGGATTCTCCTGTTTATACAGGACCTTTTATCATCGACCACAATACAACGGTCAAGTGCCGTTCATATGCAAGGGAAGATCTTTCAGAGCAGGTATCAATGCTCTGCATTTCAATTGAGCCTCCTGTTATTGAATTCAATACCGACTTGAATGAAATTTCAATCTCCGCTGATGACAAGATTCTCTACTCTACTGACGGAAGCGATATCTATGATGATGCTGCTGAATATGACGGCCCGTTTATAATTGAGAAGAATACTGTTGTTAAGGCAGCCTGTATTGTTGATGGTGAGCTTTCTGAGCAGATCGAGCTTGAGTGCAAGGTTCCGAATGTTCCTGTCATTACTTACGATGAGACTACACATAAGGTTACGATTGAAAGTGAGAACGAAATACGCTACACGACAAATGGCGAAGATGTAAAGAAAAAAGACACGCTCTACTCTGCCCCATTCTCAATTACCGAGACCTGTACTGTTAAGGCTGTTTCCGTTGTAGGCGACAGAATGAGCGAGCAGGCAGAACTCCTCTGTGTATTCGTTTCTGCTCCAGAGATTACATTTGACCCTGACACTAATACAGTCTCAATCACTGGCGAAGATAAAATCCTTTATTCAACTGACGGCTCAAAGATTTACGATGACGCAGACGAATATACAGAACCATTTATTCTTGATAAGAATACAACCGTTAAGGCAGCCTGCATAAAGGATAACGTTCTTTCAGATGAGGTTACTTTGATTTGTAAGGTTCCAAGTGTGCCTACGATCAGTTTCGACTCACGGACAAAGACCGTCATAATTAAAGGTGAGAATACAATTCTTTACACTACAGACGGAAGCGATGTCAGGAAAAAGGACGCTGAATATAAGACTGCATTCAAAATTACTGCTACTACCACGGTCAAGGCAAGGACTATTGTTGATAACAGGCTTTCAGAACAGGCAGAGTTGGAATGCGTGATTTAAGCTCTCTATTATTTTTACTTACCATTGAATTATGAAACAAATTTTTTTTATGGAGGAAAACGCTTAGATTCCTGGTAGACCAGGTTGCGCTCGCGAGTTGTGGTGAGCGTGTAATTTTTGAAACCGTGGCTTCATAGCAAGTAAAGAAATCCGATATACAAGAACTCTTGCGTATCGGTGAGCGTGACAAACTTTGAATTTCTTCTGAGCGATAGGATTCAGAAGATTCAGTCAATGAACAGTCTGTATGACCTGGAACACAAGTCATACATTAGTTTTAGTGGTGGAAAAGATTCGACTGTACTTTCAGCACTATTTGATATTGCACTTCCCGGGAACAATATCCCAAGAGTGTATATCAATACAGGTATTGATTACAGGGCAATCTACGATTTTGTAAAGGAGTTCGGTGAGCGTGACAAACGGCTGGCTATAATCCAGCCGTCTCAGAATATCCGTCAAATGCTCGAAGAAAACGGTTATCCTTTCAAAAGCAAGGAACACTCTCAGAAGGTAGCTTTGTACCAACGAAGCGGAGAAACAAAAACTGTAAAAAATTATTTAGGAAAAGGAAACAAAAAGACTTTCTTATGCCCTAATGTAGTCAAGTATAATTTTACGCCAGATTTTACATTAAAAGTAAGCGACAAATGCTGTTACAAGCTGAAAAAAGAGCCTGTTGCAAAATGGGCTAAAGAAAATAACAGACCGATTACTGTTACAGGAATAAGACAAGGGGAAGGTGGATTACGTCAGAGCGTAACTTCCTGTGCTGTATTTTATGATGATAAATGTAAGGAACTGCATAAGTTTCACCCTCTTTTACCTGTGAATGACGATTTTATTGAGCAGTTTGCAGCAAAATTCAAAATTAAATTTTGTTCATTGTACTATCCACCATTCAATTTTAAGAGGACCGGATGTAAGGGATGTCCCTATTCTACGGATATTCAAAGACAGTTAGATCTTATGGCAGAGTTACTGCCGCAAGAAAGAAAACAGTGCGAGATAATTTGGAAGCCTGTGTATGCAGAATACAGAAGAATTGGCTACAGATTACGGCAAGAAGACAGTCAACTTACTCTGTTTGATTTAAGCTAATTTTTTTTCTGAACTACTCTGAGTCCAGCAGATGTAAGCAATCTGCTGAATAAAACATTTAGGACATTTGTAAGAAGCATTATTTGGGCTGATTTCTGAGAAACGCTTTCCTAAATGGGCGGTTCGTTGGAGTGCTTAACCACAGAAGTCAGCCTTGATAATGCTTTTTCTTTGTCCAAAAAGAGGTTACAAAATGAGATTAAGTGATGAACTTCAAGTGGGTAAAGCTGGAGAGTATTTAGTATGTTTTGATTTAATAATGAAAGGCTTGGTTGCTTACCCTAGTGAACAAGGACTTCCGTATGATATTGTCCTCGACACTGGGGATAAACTTTTAAAAATTCAAGTAAAAACTACCCAACAACCAAAAACTTTTTCTCCAAGTTTAAAACGAAAAAGAAACTTAAATAAAGCGTATGTCTTCAACGTAAAACGAAAAGGAAAAAAAGGTAAAAAAATATATACGAATGACGAAATAGATATATTTGCTTTAGTTGCTTTAGATACTATGAAGGTTGGCTATCTTTTAAATGAAGATATGCCTAAAACTTTAAATTTAAGATGTGAGCATTTAAGAGGGTTGTACCATGATGAAAAATGGTTATCAGTTTATGATGAAGTAAAAAGATTAGATGAACAAAAAGTTTCAAGATTACAAATATCTGAAAAACTTGGACTTTCTTATTATTACACTTGTAAAGTTTTATCACCTTCTTATAAACCTGCTCGTAAAGGAGTGTATTTAACAGATTTGCAGAAACCTGCAGAATGGTTTAAACAAATTAAAAGTAACAAGGGAGAAGAAGCATGAGTAGTTTTACCCTTGTTCACGAAGATTGTTATAAATTTATACCTACATTAAAAGATAATTCTATTGATCTTTGTATCACAGACGCTCCATTTCAGTTTCAGACAAAAGGTGGCAGCTTATATAAGAAATCTGCTTCAAGAGCAAAAACTCTTCACAAGTTAGATAGCCTTGAATGCTGCGATTTCTCTCCAAAAGACTTTTTGGATTTACTTTTTCCAAAAATGAAAATGTTCTACGGCTATTTTTTTTGCAACAAAATACTCATTGCCGATTATCTGAACTGGGCTATCGAACATAATTTCAAATACGATTTATTAACCATGAATAAAAAAAATCCTGTTCCGGCAAAGAATGGCCACCACTTAAATGATCTTGAGTCCATAGTTTTAATCAGGGAACCAGGTTCATACTTTGACAGTAAGCAGTCTTATGATGACTACAGGAAATACTTTGAAACGGTGTGTGCTAAGCGTATTCACCCTGCTGAAAAGCCAGTCGAGCTTCTTGAAAGGTTTGTGCGTGTAAGCTCCCCTAAAGACGGTCTTATATTCGACCCTTTTGCAGGAAGTGGCAGTACAGGAATTGCCTGCTTGAATAATAGACGTAACTTTCTCGGCATTGAAAAGGATGACGGTTTCTTTGAGCTTGCAAGCAAGAGACTGAAAGAGCGGCAGGACGAAATAAACGGTATCGGAAGTCTGTTTGAGGGGATGTTATGAGTTAAAAATACGACAGCGGAGAAGATACAGAAAAGCATATTGAAAAATACTGCTGATTTTCTTGTCAGCAAAATGGAGAAAAAAAATGACAATTAACGGACACAAACTTCCTGATTCTGCAAATGTTCTCGGTCAAGAATACAAGATTGTCTATGAATGTGAAGATGAAAATATAAGGCTCAAAGATGCGGACGGTTATCTTGAATCTTACGCAAAGGAAATACACATTGACAAATCTATATTTGAGCAGGATAACAACGACCCACTTCAAATGAAAAATCTTGATATTTATGGTCGTAAAGTTATTCGACATGAAATTATACACGCATTTATTCTTGAAAGCGGGCTTTGGGAATGTTGCAAATGGGCGCAAGATGAAGAACTTACAGACTGGATAGCAAGGCAGTTCCCTAAAATGAAAGGCTGCTTTGAAAAATTAGGAGTAGACAAATGAAGTGTGCTAATACTGTCGGAATACCATTTAAAGAAGTTGGAAAAAGGCTTGAGTTTCTAAACAAAGAACTTAACAAACACGGCATGGCTATTCTTGCTGATTCAGAGGCGACAATAGAATTCGGAGACCCAAAAAGAATTGTAGCTACAGGTATGCGAATTGATGTCTGTCTTTGCGAAAAGCCGATTGTATTGAAAGAAAAGAAGAATAGTTTTCTAAGAAGATTTTTGGCGAAGAACAAATGACCCGACAACAAATCGCTGAATCACTAGACCTTCACATCAACTACATCAACTCTGCGTTTGAGGCTGCCATTAAGGAGCACTCAGAACTTAACATCTATGACTGTGCGAAAAACAACAGAAAAGGAATGGGTGCGGATTATACTTTGGAGCAGGTGCTTCTTGCGATGTCCTATCTTCGTGACGGCAGAGGAATTTCTGAGATTGAGAAGATAATGCTCTCTGAGGATTTCTCTATGCGTCCGCCTGAAAAGGTAAAGGCAATCGGTATAAGGGGTACTGAAGAATTTCTTCGCAAGGTAAAGAATTATCCCAAGAAGAAATGCTGCTCTACCTGTTCCTTCTGCACTAAATCCACGATGAGGAACAGAAAACCTGTCTTAAAGCCTTACTGCCTCTTATGGGAGCGTTTTCTGCACAGGCTGAACGCAGACCCGTACAACGATTATTGCCGTCAGTGGGAATATTCGGGCAAAGCTCCGCTTACCTTCTATACACACGATTCTCCGACTAATGTTGATATTTACGGAAATGTGAAAAATGAAGTAATGGGATTTGATGTAAGTAATTTTGGAAAGAAGTCAGATGGAGAAGTTAAACTTGTAACCGATGTGGGACTTGGGAAAATTTAGCCTTTTCTTCGAAGTACATTTATTGGGTAAAACTGATGTATCTCCGTTGCATATTTACAGTCTTTCACTTGTTTCAGGCTTGCATACACAGCAAGGGAATCAGCAAATCTTTTAAGCTGATAAGTTTCTTTCAGTTTTCCCTTATAAAAAATCTGAACGATGAAAGTTTCCCTGTTCCATACAACTTCATAAGATGTTCCAATCTGTTTTGATATTGTTCCGCCAAGCATACGGAGATGTTAGCGGAAGAAAAATTAAAGGCTAATTATCCATTCTCTAAAGGAAATGGCATTGGAATATAAACAGATTTTGGTATTCCAGTCTGTTTCTGGTAATTGTGCATATCCCATTGCCGTTTCATATTATCTGGCATTTCTATAGTCAGACTACCATTTTTGTTTTCATCAGACAAGGCAAACTTATCAAAATTATCTATTCCAGAAATATTTAACGTATCGCTCCTTTTTACAGGTTTGCCATTATAAAAAAAATCATATTGAAATATTTTTTTATTAAACGCCATGAATTAACCTCTCCAAAAAGGATACTGGCTGTAAGTAATGTCATTACTTGCATTTTGATAATCTTCATAAGTGAAATTAGGTTCTTTCTTTACGTCAGACTTCTTGTTATTTTTCAGATAATACTCAACGTCCTCTCTTGTTTTGAACCATTTGATGACATTGCATTTTGGATATCTGCCGTCTTCTGATTCATTAATATGCCAAATATTTTTAGAAATCTCTCCAATCTTTTGAAAGGCATAAAATCTATGTTCTGAATCCCATTTGTCAACTTTATGACACACTAAATCCGTTTCTTCTTTTTCAGGAACAACATCGTAAGCTCGTCGTAACATCAATCTTTCTCTAAAATTAATTCTTCCGTAGTCACATTCAAGTTCGTGAATAAGCTCATCAAATTTCATATTACTCATCCTCCTTTATCACGTAAACAACTTCATACTTGTCGTTTACATAAGGAAGCTTAGTTTTATGAAAGTATTCAGACCTAAACTCTTCCTCAGTTATTTGCACCTCTTCTTTTGTTTCAGTGTCCTGTAAAAAATAACGACTTGACCTCCGAATAATTGCGAGCATTTCTGTTCAATCTCCTTACCTATATAGTCTTTTTACAATTTCATCTTCATAATCCCATCTGAATTCAAATCTGCAGCAATTCTCACATTTCTCTTTACTTACAGATTCGTTATTTCTTCGGTAAGGGTTAAAACAATCGTTGGCTTCTTTACTGTAATTCAAACAGTTTGCAGTACAAAAATCTTCATCTTTGCACTTTCTATACACTGCTTTCTGTTTATCTAATTCCTTACCCAATGATTGTTCTAATTGACCGATAGAGACTTCTGAACGCAGCTCAACTTCTCGTCTTCCGCTGCGGCCACCCTTGAAAAATAATTTTAGCAATCTAATTTTTGGAGATTTACGATAAACCGGAACTAAGATCGTAAACTTATCTTCTTCCTCTCCATTACGCATTAAACTTAATTCATTCCAATCGTGTTCCAAATCTTTAATTTTTTGTTCCTGTCTTTGTGCCCAATATTGTTGAGTTTTATTCATTACGCAATCTCCTTTTCTATAAAAATATAATCTTTTTCTGGCTTATAGTTTTCCGGCCACTCAAGCTCGTTTACATTCACAAGATAGCCAAAACCTCCAATCTTACCGTACAAAACCCAATTGACTGATACACTATGATTAGTGTATTCGCTTTGATGATTAAGACAATAATTGTATGCTGCAGGATTATGGAACGCAGAAGTCTGCCAGTTTTCACTTGCAATCTTTTTCCACCAGTCTTCGATTACAATAGAATTACCTTTTAAGTAACCTTTTATGATTTTTAATTCTTTATTTCTGAGAGAAGAAGACTTTAATTCAGTTTCGATAAAACCGTGAGTACGTTTATACTCTTTTTCAAATGCTTTTTGTTCACCGAAATAAATCTTGGCAAAATCCTCTTTAGATATCCCAAAGAGTTCAATTTCATCATTTATTACCTGATTGTAATATCCAAGCATTTTTTCTCTCATATTCCGAGAAGCTGGAACTAGAATACAGTCACTTGGACGAAAGTGTTTGAATTGCATAAATCTGTAGCAGTTTTTCATTGTATTCATAACAATCATATAACGCTTCATTGCAGCTTCCCCTATTCTATTTTTACAATGGCCAAATCATATTTGTATCCAAATCCAGTATCAGTAAGTGTGAAGAACTCTGGATGCTTCAAAATTTCTTCTGCCATTTGGAGAGCAATTTCTTTTTCCTGTTCAACTTTTGCCATGATTTTTTTTATATATGGCAATTTTCTATTGCAGCCACAATTTCCGTCAGCAAATTCCCTCATAGCATCATTCCCGGCTTCTGGATTACAATAACATCCCCAGTCTTGTACTCCATACTCGTAATCTCTATCTTCCCAATATGCGGGACAATTTTTACATCGCATACTTTTTCTCCCATTCCTGAAGATTGTTAGACACCCATTGAATTAGATTACAGATATAGACATACTGACCGTCAAAGTCTCTGCTACTGTCAATTATTGAAGAAACTTCTTCTGTATTTCCGTCATGTTCTTTGAAAAAGTCCAAAACACTGTCGTAAGCCCGATACATATTTGGATCAAGAGCACAGAACGGGCCTTTTGTCAAATTATCCAAATCTTCCTCAAACTCTAATTTTTCATCATCGTCCATTTCAACATTTTCTTTGAAATAATCACGAATAAGCTCATCTACTTTATTAATATCTACTTCCTCACTTAATATAGGTCGTGGACTTGCCTCACACTTGCCGGACCAATATCCGAGATTTGTTTCTTCACCCTTAAAAAATTCATAGATATGGCAAATGTCTTTTCCAAAAATAAAAGAGCCGCAGTCACCTGTCACAAAAAGTTTGTTGAAAGCAAACAAAAGACGGACATGATACGTAGGATCATTTTCCTCACACCATAAATCAACGGTCTTGAATTCCCCTTCGTTCTTAATCTTTATAACCTTGTATCTGTTTTCTAATTCGATGTTATTCATTTATCATTTCTCCTATATTTCGATAATCTGTTGTGCTATATCCTTGATTTCCTGACTATGCGTGATAAGCACTGTCAGTCTGGAGTTAGCGGCATTGTGTGCCGAAGTTACCATATTCAGATACTTTGGCCGTAACGCTCCATCAAGGGAACCGTCTGATTCGTCAATAAGTCTTGTACGGAAATTGAATCCTGTCCTGTTCATCTGTACGATTGAAAAGGCATAGAAAAGGGCCTGCTTTATCCATATACGTTCACCGGAAGAAACGAGGTCTATTGTCTTTTCGTCTCCATTCTCGCTGTCGTATACAAGGATGTTGAAATCTTCATTTGCTTTGTGTTTTGTCTTCAGTTCAGACGTAGAGCCAAAACGAATCTCGAACTTGTTACCGTAGCTGTCCTTGAGAATCTTGTTTGCGATATCTGCAATTTCTGGAGCAGATTCACGAAGCTCTATGGCAGGAATACCGTTGTTGCTAAAAGAGTCCTCAATGAAAAGATATGCCTTAATTTTTTCGTCAAGTTCTTTAAGCTCGTTCTTTTTATCAGCGACAGAATCAAGCTCTTTCAGATAACGCTCATTTTCTTTTACTGCAGCCTTGATATTTGATGAAATGTCAGAAAGCCTATTCTGTTCATAGCGTAACTTAGATTCTTTTTCAGACAATTCCTCAGAGACATCTTCAGCAGTAAGCTCTTCTGCAACAGAATCTAACTTCTGTTTAAGTTCAGCAGTTTCTTTTGCCAGCTTCATGTGCTCTTCTACGACATCATCATAAGACTGTTCCGTGTAGATT